TTACCAGTTTAAGTCCTGCTTGCTGGCCTCAAGATCGCGGTCGTACATCATCTTCAGGTTTTGATAGGTGCACATATCGATCTGACCGCAATACGTCTCGATGACTTTTTTCAGCAGTTTCTTATCGGTAGCCGCCGTCAGCTGTTTAAAGGCGTCCAGATTGCTCTGTTCCATCATGCGTAATGTGGCCGGGCTATCAACCCCGATGGTTTTCATATCTTTTTGCGTTCTGGCTTTGATGTAGTTGATCGCCGACTGTTTTTCCGCCTCGCTGCCTTTGAAGGTCGTGGGATCGACAAAGCCTTTCGGCATAGCCATCGCCGCCATAGGCAGCAGTAACCCCAGGGCGAGCAGCGTTTTTTTAACTTGCATGACAACCTCTTTGTGCGTGTAGTTTATTGAAGTATTGATAAGGGCGGGAGGATCCGGTTCCGCCATATTGCGACTATGTTCCCTGTCTGAGTGTTCTCTAATCGATGGCTGTTGGGAGCCTGAGCGTTAAGAATGAAGCTATTCCCACAGTATTATAATGGTAACTGATTGGTTGTTTATTTGAAATGTTTAGAGTTATTGTTTTGTGAATTATTTAGTTTGGCTTGCAATTACTACTTTTCGGCTGGGGGAGTAAAAAAGCCTGCAGGAGCAGGCTTTCCGACAGCGTTATAGAAACGCTGGGCATCGTTGGGGAAAGAAGGGCATCCTCGCGATCCTTTATCAGCGATGTTCGGTTACGGACGTATTTCTCTGCTGTTTACGCTTCTGGGGCTAATGGCCAGCGGATGTTTTGGGCATCTTCGGGGTTGAGACGACTCAACTGTACCCGGTATATTTTCCAGCGTTTTAGTTTCTCCAATTCATCCGCTGTTGCAATACCTAAATCGTCAGCGTCTTGTAACGGAGCGATAATCTTTCCAGCGGTGTCCAGCAGTGAGGATTGTTGCCGTGCGGCCTTGGCTCTGAGTTGTTCCGCTGTGAGCGGAGGGATATCAATCCAGCATGGTAAACCGTCAGGCGATGCGCCTCGTTGTTTTCCCTCCGGAGGCTGGCCAGCATATATCTTGAAAATATTGTCTTCTACATTAACTCCGTCATCTGGCCATGATCCTGCGCTAATATAATCATCTTTCATTTCTAAAGGATAAAAGGAACACGTTGCTGCGCTAAAAATATACATATTATTTTCCTATTGCAAACCATGTCATACCTGAGTCCCAGTCTGAATGAACGGAGCCAAAACTTTGCTTGTTCCAGTTGAAACCCTGATTATTATTACTGCCTAGTATAGGGGCGTAATCGAAGACATCCCCCCAAGAGTCTCTGCCTGGCCAGTATGGCGTTAATAGTATTGGACCAACCCACTGAGAGAATGAAATGTTGAAATTTTGCCAAATATTTGTATTTTCATTAATGCCTTTAGTCACGGTGCGGCCATATTGGAATAAAACCCCGGTGTTTTCATCACGCCACCATCCGGAGCCTTCATGCGTACGATTAGAAAAAGAGCCCCAGTCTACGCGCCCGTTGACTTGTTCAATGATGGCATCCCATAGCCACTTATTACCCCAGCGGCTGCCCATAATATTGCCATCGCTGGAATGAATTGCGGGGCCAACATTCAGCCTGCCATTGATGGAAACATCGTGCCCCATCGTCACCGCACCGTTTTTTATATTAACGTACAGTGGACGCATATCGTTGAATCCACCATATTGGTCTTTGGCATTTGTCAGCATCAAATACAGACTATTACCGTCGTTACGCCAGAATGTCCCATAGTCACCGCCGATTGAGCGGTAATTATTAGGCACTGTTGACTGGATTTCAGCGCTGGTTTTTAGTGTCCCGGTTAACTGACCGCCGCTCTTCATCAGATAACGACCATCTGCTTCATTTTTGCTCCAGGCTCCCACATCTGCAGACGTCGGTTTGTTTTCCGTGCTGTAGTAATGTTGAAATGGTCCCCATACTCCTGCGGGAGAAGTGCGGTAACGTATGTATGTACGGGTAGTATTTGCGCCGGCTTGCCAAAAAAGCTGTTTGGTAGATCCTGAATCGTATTTAATGCACAGCATTTCCCAGGGCGCTGCGGGGTTTGGCGTGTTTGCTGCACGAGGCGCTAATCTGTAAAAGCCGATTTTGCTGGCTGCATTAGCATCGCTGATGTTAATTGCTGCTCCACCCAGGCCGAAAGCACCTACGGCCATCAACTGCCCGATTTCGGTACCGACGTTTTTGGTGGCTGCGTCACCCAGTTGTAGATTACTCCGGGCAGTTTCTTTATTTGGCACATCGCTGAGGTTTGACGTTTTTTTTAACCCGGCATCATTGACCTGTTTCAGCGCCGCCGGGGTTATCGCTTTGTTTTCATCAGAGCTGTTGATGGCGTTTGACAACATCACGAAGCCTTTCACCGTGGTGGTGGCGTCAGGATGATTGCGTGAGCCTTCATGCTCCAATATGGCTTTTTCGACAAAGTCCCTGCTTGCCAGCACGGTATCGCCACCAGCGATAACCTGGATGGCATCGGTGCTGCTGACAACCATGACCATGCGCAGCGTTTGCGTGCGTCCGCTGCCTTCTTCCAGCTTGGGCTTGTAGCTTTCGGCCATATTGCCGACGGCGATCAGTTCGCCCGACTCATCGAACAGCCCCATCTCGCGCAGCCAGAAACCGCCGACGTTTGCCGGGATGATCAGTTCAGCGACAATATGGTTTTGTGACGTATTGGCGATATCCAATGCGTTTAACGCAGCGCGGTATTGCTCGTTAATCAGCTGTGTCTGTTCTGGCGTTGGTTCGGGCAGTGTGCCATTGCCGTCGCCGACGGCCATGTGCGTAATCTTTAACTGTGTCCCGCCGGCCGTTGCTGCGGCAATTTTTGCCGCGCCGGCAGTGGTCACTATTGCTTTATATTTTGTCATACGGGTTATCTCTATCCGGGGTAAACGGTGGTGACATCACCGTCAATAGCCGCCGCGCCTGTATAGGCATATCCTGTCACGGCTTGTGAAATCGTCAGGCCAATCAAATGCCGGCTTACGGGTTTGGCATCGGCGATCATGCGCTCCATCTCAAGGTACATCTCTTCGCTGATGCCACTTTCCAATACGCCGATATTGAGCCGGAAGGTACCGGGTGGGTCATCGCCGCCGTGCCACCATTCGTCAACGTTAATCAGGTAACCCAGCGGTTCAACCACGCGGCGTATCGCGCCGATCGTTCCTTTATGCCGGTGGACAAAAAAGGATGATGCGATGACGCTGCGTTTTGTCTCCTCCGGCCATGCTTCATCCCAATGATCGACGGAAAAGGCCCAGGCCAAATAAGGCAATAAATTGGCTGGGCAGGTTGCCGGGTTCCATAAATCGCGCAGCGATACCGATATGTGTTCCAGTTCGGCGCAGGCCTGTGCGGCGGCGACTTCGAGCGGTGCTGAACCAACCGGCAGCAGCCGGTTGGTTGCCGGAGTCGGCAGTAAATCGGAGTCAAACGGCAGCATGGTTTACCTCTTGGCCGCAGTCTGCGCCGCTGGGCGTGCCTTGCCCGTGGCTACCGCCGCCGGCACTTGTGGGTTATCACCGCGCTTAACAATGACGCGCGCAACCGACTCATGCGTGGCAAACGTACAGCTGCAGTTGATGTTTTGACATTGGTGATAGCGTTCTTTGGTTGATTCGCTCAGGTAACGGCTGGAACGGGTGTGAGCGACGTTACCGCATACTGGACAGTGCATCATAATTAAATTCCTCTAGTGTTTATTCAAACAGTAATATTCATATTACACCTCAATCTTGTAAATGCAAGTTATTAACTCAAATTTGAGATCGTGTTTCTGTTGTGTGGTACGTGACGTCATCAAGCATCACCTGTAAGTCCAAGGTGCAGGTGTATCCGCTGCTGCTCAGGTTGTGAGTGATTGCGTTGATGAGCCATCGCTGACTATCAATCTGTGATTTGAAGCCGCGGACGATGATTGGCGTGTCTGGCACCAGGTCTGGCCGCCCGATAGCCAGGTTGATGGTGAACTTGGCCAATCCTTGCTGTATTCGTTTGAATACGGCCTCGGCGCCACGCATCGCAGCATTTTTATCCCGAAAGACCTTGGGGATATTAAATATGTTGTCTCCGGCACCGAGTAGATAGTTGTTTGGCGATGTTTGAGCGCCAGGTTTTGCTGGTGGTGAACCGGAGGTATTATTGGGGGCCCCCGGCAACTGGCGGTCGAGACGAATTTTTTTATTCGCGTCGTTAGGTTCATCGGTGTTGAGCCAGACGGCGCTGACGCCGGTATAGGCGTTTTTATCCGCAATATTGAAGGTATGCCGATCGCCATCATTGCGGGTAAGAACGCTTACGGGCAGCGGCTGACCGTTGCTGACGCCGCCCGCTCCCGGTTTGCTAAATGAAATTTTCTGGAAGCGAATACTCACCTTGGCGCCGTTGAGCGTCGCCAGCCGCACCAGGAACTGCAGGTCTGACTCATTGGTCTGATCGATATGCGGAATGGTTATTGTGCTTATCTCGGCATCTACATTAGGGGCGCGCAGTTGGTTGCGCTCCGATATTTGTTTAATGATGTCTCCCAGCTCGATATCTGAATAAGACTGGCTGCGTAATTGGTTAAGTGAGCGCCTAAAATCAGCGCTGTTAGCCGATATTGTCAGCTGGTCCGGTGCGCCGGTGTGGGTAATGGTGTCAATGACGAATGAGCCATGTCCAAATAACGCCGAACCTTGCCAGCCGATATAAAGTGTTAACAGCGCGCCGCGTCTGGGCATGATGAGCTGGCCGTCGCTATCGTCCAAAGTGATGCTCAGAGAGTCCGCGGCAAAGCCGCTGACGTCTTTCAACGTCAGCGAAATCAGCCGGGATGCGATTGACGCGGTAATATCCTTGTCGTCCAGCGTGATAATAAAATCAGGGGCAATCTTGCCCCCCATTGGCAGAGAGGTGTCGGTTATCATGGATTAATCCCCGCTGCCTGCTGCGCCTTATCCAGCAACGCTTCGGCTTTGTGTAACACGCCTTCCATCTGCGTACGCAGGTCGCCAAACATGGCGTGCAGAGACTCATCCACGCGTTTCAGCGTGATATCAAAATTGATTTGTCTTGGCTGGCCATCAGGGAACAGCTGCGTACCGGTCTGACTTAATCGTTGAATCACAAACATGCCGTAAATCGTTCCGCTCCCTTCAATCAGCGGCCAGGCGCGCCCCTGATCCGCCATTGCCTGCAAAGCGGCGAGCGAGACGCGGCCTCCCGTCAGTTCCGGCATTAACTGTCCCGCCAGGGTGATCGTTTCGACGTCGGGGCCGAGAAACTGCGAGGTCGCACGTTGGCCCACGCGTTTGTTTTCCGGCCACTGATAGGTGACGTCACGTTTGATGGTTTGGTAGGGGAGAGTACGCAGCATAAATACGTAGATCCCAAGGGTTAGCATCATAGTGTTGGTTCCTTAAATATTGGCGAATTGGGATTGCGCTACACGCTCCTGTTCCCGCTGCTGCTGCTGATTCAGTTGATGATAGATATTCTGTATTTCCTCGCGGTCCATGCCCGGCGTGGTATGGATCGTCACGTTATTGGTCACCGTTCGATGATTGGCCGTGACGGCGGCGCCGGGCGTTAGGGCCGGTTGATAAGCCGTCAACGGGGAGCTTTTCGATACACTGAGTTGGCTATTGGTATTTTCTGGCTCTGATGTTGATGCCGTTGGTGGCGCGATGGCTGCTTCCTGTTCAGGCGTTTTTTTAATGATCCCGATACTTTGCAGTAGCTTGGAAACGGCGCCGCTAACTTGTTGCAAGACCCAAATTGAGCTCCTTAGCGTTATGGTCAGGACTTCTCCTACCTTTTTTCCCGCCGCTGAAACTTTATCTAAACCTTCTTGCGTCATTTTTACCGGAGTAAGGAACTCCTTAATTTTGCCAACCACGAAGCTGAACACCTGACCGATAGGCTCGAAGAGGGTTTTAAACGGCGCCAGCGCCTCAAGAACGCCGTCGATAATGCCGCCGATAAATGCAGAAATCGGCTGCCAATATTTATAAATTACCGCTGCGCCCGCGACGACGGCGGCGATGACAGCGATAATTGGGAGGCCAAGCGCGGCGAATGCGGCGGCGATGGCGCTGCCGACACCGGTGAAAATACCGCCGAGCAGTGCGGCGCCGCTCATCAGCATATTGATGGCGCCGAGGGCCGGAACAATAAAGGTGCCGATGGAACCCAGGCCGCCTAGCAGCACGGATACGGCGCCGGCTACGGTTATCAGCGTTGCGGTCAGATCCGGATTATTGGTAACCCACTGCTGTAGCGTATCCAGCCACTTGGTCGCCGTTTGCGTCAGTGCCCGCAGCGCGGTGTTCTGTCCGTCAAAAAGGTTGATACGAATGCGGTCCCAACTGGCGAACAGCTTTTGGATATCGCCGTCCAGATTGTCGCCACGTACCGTCACGATGGCCTGAGCGGCGCCCGCGACGTTGCCCAGCTGTTTGTCGGCCGGAGCCAGCTGCGCCGCCGTTTGCTCCAGGCCTGTCCCTCGGCGGAGCGCGTCGGGCGCCGCCGATAACAGCTGTTTGTTAAGATCCGTCAGGGGAAGTGCATAGCTGTTGCTGGCTTTGGCCATGACATCGGCGATGTTGTTGGCCTGATCGACGGGCAGCTTAAAGGCCTGTTGCACGCCGGTGAGTGCTTTTACCGCATCTTTAATGCTGCTGCCGCTCGCCCTGGCCAAATTCAACGCGGCCGGCGTGGCGGCCAGCACCGCTTCGGCGTCATAACCGCTGTTTGCCAGCACCGCCTGTGCCTGCTGTATATCGGCTGGCGTATTCGCGCCGTTTTGTCGTTGGCTGGCCTGCTGCTGTAGCGCCAGCAAGTGAGGATCGTTTTGCTTTAATCCCAACCGTGCCTGCAGAGCGGAAAGCTGCTGCTCGAATTGCGCGCCGGGCGTGAACAACTGCTTACCGCCGGCAAACAGCTGATTGCTGATTGCGGCGGCAGGTTCGGTAAATTTGCCCAGCGCATCAATACGGCCCTGACGACGGTCGTGATTGGCAATAAGTTGCGCACGATGTTGCTGGCGCAGGCGGCTTTGTTCGGCTTTGTTGGCGCCCAGAGACGCTTGCGCATTATTCAGATGCTGGCTTTGCTGTTGCTGCGCCTCGTCCAGCCGTGCGGTGTTGAAACCTTTTTTTTCGAGCTTTTTACTTAACTGCCCCTTTTGGAAGGCGAGCAGTTTACGGTGTGCCCGTTGGAGCACGTCGTCGAAGTTTAATTGTTGGACGGTTTGAATATCCTCGATAGAGGAAATCGCGGCGGGCAGCGACGTACGCACCGCCCGGTTGTTATTTAACTGTTGCTGAATATCGTCAGTCTGGCGCTTCAGTGCCGCCAACTTTTTCAGCTGTGCGAGCTGTCGTTGCGCATAGTGGACCTGTTTGGTCGACAGGATCACATTACGATTGGCGGTCTTGATGGTGCTATCGTTGACTGCCTGTTGATTACTCATTGGTCTCTGCTCCACTACGTTGAAGGGCTCGGCGACGCCAGTCGATCAACTCCCCCAGCCCCATACCGTTCATCTCTGATGGCGGCCAGTGAAAAATCACTGCGATATCCGCCATCAGATCGTCCACGGTCAGCGCCGGGTCGATGCTTACTCCGCCGACTTCGGCGCTAAAAAACCGATCACCATGCCTGCCAGCGCGATCAGATCCGGCAGTTCCAGACGGGCGCACTCTTCTTTGGTCAGGTTCGGATAGGTGACGCGCGGTAAAATGGTGATCAGCGCATCCACGTCGGCATTGGCCAGCGCAGCCAGGCCGATGCCGCGCAGGCTGCCGGCGTTGGGCTTGGTGACCATGACTTCGCTAATTTCGCTGTCGCCGCGTTTGATTGGGGTATCGAGTACGACGCTGGTATCCTGAGAGGTGATCATTTCCATTGTTTTTTCCTTAACTGTGTTTGCTGTGGGGTAAAGCGGCCAGCGTACGGCTGGCCGTGGGTATAACGATTACAGGCCGATGGCCTTGCGGTGTGCGGCCAGCAGGTCGACGCCGTCCACTTTCTCGATCATGTTGACGGTATCGATCTCAATCAGTTCTTTGCCGTCGATGCTCAGCTTGAAGTAGGTGCAGTCGGTCGAAACCTTGGTTTCAGTGTCTTCACCTTGCTTGAAATCGCCGCTGTCGATCTCTTTGTGGCGGCCGCGCATCACCACTTCCAGCGCGGAAACGTCGCCGCTGTCATCGCGTTGGAAAGAACCGGTGAAACGCAGCGGAACTGCATCGACCTGACCCCATTGCTTCAGCACCAGTTCATCGATACCGCCCATAGTCCATTCGACCACCAGCGCATCGTCGTCCAGGCCAAAGTCGACCGATGCCGCGCCGTTCATGCCGCCGCCGCGGTATTTCTCCAGCTTGCGGGTCAGTTTTGGCAGGGTCAGCGAGGAAACCACGCCCATATAGTTGAAGCCGTCGTTAAACAGGTTCAGGTATTTCAATTTCTTTGGTAATGCCATTTTGTTGTTCTCCTTAGCCGTTTATGGACGCGGCGAAGTTCGCCAGGTAGCGGTCGGTAATGCGTTGACGCAGGGTGAGGTCTTCCAGCGGCGGCACCGGGGTGTAGTCATAATCGATAAACAGCTTGCCGGCTTTCAGGGTTTCCTGATCGTTGGCGCTTTCGTCGTACCAGCAGTCGCCGTCGATAATCAGACCGGCGGATTTCAGTTCGCGGAATTTGGCTTTGATGCCGTCGATCATGTCGCGGATCAGCGTTGGCGTCAGGGGGCGATCCACCGCCCACAGATGCGCTTCGGCCATGGTGTCCGCCAGAACCTGCGCGGTGCGGGTGTAGTTTTCAAACTGGAACAGCGGATCGTCGGCACAGGTGCGCGAACCCCAGAATTTGAAGCCATCTTTGCGGATCAGCGTGGTTACGCAGGCTTCATTCAACAGATCGGCATCGGTGCCGGCAGTTTGCAGATCCCAGAATACGCTGGCGGAAATACCGCTGACGCCGTTAACGCCGACGTTGGACAGCGACTTATGCCAGCCGGTCTCCTGGTCGATTTTGGCGCGCAGGCCGAGCGCACGGGCGGTAGCGTAGGCAATATCGCTGCTGTTGGTGGCGGTGTTCCAACTGACGAAGTCAGGCCAAATCAGCATCAGTTCACGCTGGCTGAAGTTTTTACGGTAGGCAATGGCTTCCGTAACGGTTTTGCAGCCGTAAGCGCTGATGTAGCCGAAGGCGCGCAGCTGCTGGCAAATGGTTGCCAGCGCCGTTGCTACCTGCAGGTTATCGAGGCCGGGTACGCCGAGAATACGTGGTTTTACGCCCAGTTCGGCCTGTGCTGCCAACAGGGCTTTCATGCCGGTGTATTTGCCGCTCTCATCGGCACCGCCGATGATATTGGTGGTGGTTTCCGCTTCGTCCTGACCTTCGGCGACGCGTACGACCACGGTGACCGGTTTGGCCTGTTCGGCGATAGCCAGCAGCGCGGCGGACAGCGTGCCTTTTTTACCGGCTTTGCCGCTGGCGGCCAGTACGTCGGTGATCAGCACCGGTTGGTTAAGTGGGAAAACGCTGGCATCGGCATCTTCTGCGGTACAAACCATGCCGATGACCGCCGTTGAGACGGTAGAAATTACGCGAGTGCCTTCATTGATTTCAAGGACACGTACGCCGTGGTGATAGTCACCCATAGTATTACTCCGTTTGTTGGTTGGTAGGAGTAGGATGCGCTTCTCAAGGCGGGCGTGCACGTCATTGGGTATGTACTAAATCTGACACAACATCAGGAAAAATAAGATAAAAAAACGCCCCAAAGGGGCGTGTCAGTAGGTGGTATAGAGGTGGAAAAAGTAATTATTCATCCGACCCCCCGATTTTCAGTACGTAGCTGTTGCAGTAAGAAGCCTGAGTTTTGTCCAGCACGATGTCGTTTTTCGGGCTGGCCAGCTCGACGCGCTGTACCCCTTCGGCATGCAGGGCGGCGTAAATGGCCGACAGGCGGATATCGCGTCCCAGACGGTGCTGGGCGCTGATGTATTTTTTGAGTTTGGCTTCGGCCGCCTGACGAATCGGCTCGGCTTCCGGGCCGGGATACAGGTATAGCGTCGCGTCGATGGCGTAACTGACAATATCGGCGGAGCGCACCGTCACGCGGTCGGCGACCGGTCGCACGTCTTCGTCGTTCAGCGCGCGTTCGACAACGGCCAGCAGATCGTCGCTGGCGGTGCCGTCGCCTTCACGGGACAACACGGCGATAACGACGGTTGCCGGGCTGGGGCTGGTGGCGGAAACGTCGGCGATGCGCCCGTCCGCCGAGCGGCCGTGATATTCATAGGATCCGCTGGATCCCGCCACGCTCAATCCTTCAAATGCCTGCTGGATGCGAACGCGGAAATCGCTGTCGGACTCCATAATCGCCGGCACCGGCGGCACGACGCTGTTATAGGGTTTTTGCACCACTAAGCGCTCAACCTGGAAATTGGCGCCGATCTGATCTAGATCGCTGCCGGTGGCGTAGCCGAGCATTACCGCCTGTGCCGCTTCATTTACGCGTTGGCGCAAAATCATCTCGCGGTAGGCGTTTTCCTGCAGCAGTTTGACCAGCGGTTCCGATTCCAGCGCCAGGGTGCGGGCAATGGCGTCGCGTTGATCTTCGGGGTAAAGGGCGATCAGCCTGGCCTTACGTTCGGCCAGTAAACTTTCGTAATTTAACGGTTCCACCACCGTCGGGGCGGGCAATAAACTCAAATCAATCGTAGGCATAGCGTTAGCTCACTGAAACTGAAAGGGAAAAATTATCCGGGGTGTCGGTACGACTGCCGGTCAGGTCGACCACCATTTTTCCGTCGAAGGTGGTGTTGACCGCGATCTCGGTCAGACGGATCCTTGGTTCCCACTGCAGCAGGGCGCTGTAACAGGCGGCCATGATTTGCAGGCGCAGCGCATCGTTTTGCGGTTGATCCAGCAGTGCGGAAAGCAGCGATCCGTACTGGCGACGCATCACGCGTGAACCTATCGGGGTGACCAGAATGTCGCTCACCGACTGGCGAATATGTTCGATATCGTTAATGGCGCGGCCGGAGTTGCGGCCCATGCCAATATATTTTGCGTTGTTCATAAGGGTTTATCCGTTTGGCCTCCGCCGTTTTGTACGCCGCCGTGGGTGTGGGTATGCACCACAATGCCGTTAGACGTGATGCTGCCGCCGGAGTGGGTGACATCACCGGTCATTGAACCGCCCTGACGGACGGCGAGTGAACCGGTAACCAGGTGCTGGGTGCACTCCACTTCCGGGGCATCCAGGGTGATTTTGCTGCTGGCGCGGCAGACGATATTGGCGGCGCTGACCGTCGCCGTCTCCGTCGCCTCCAGCGTGGCGCTTTTCATGCCGCTGGCTTTCAAAGCGCCTTGCGCTGGCTCGTACTCAATGACTGCGCCGTCGGCAAAGGTAATATGCAGCGCCTCGGCCGAATGCGACGGCGGCGGGAAGGCGTTGGAAAAAATGCCGGGCAGCACGAAAGCGGTATCCAACTCACCGCCCAGCGACAGCACCAGCACCTGTTCGCCAAGGCTCGGCGCCCACCAGCTGCGGGCGCTGCCGGCACGGCTGGTCATCCAACACAGCCAGTCGGTATGATTGCCGCCGGTCCTCACGCGGCAGCGTCCGCGTTCGAGATCGATGTCGCTGACGGTGCCAATGCGGATTAGGTTGCGCACCAGGCGCTGAATATCAGGGTTATATGTGTTCATGTGGTTACCATGCCGGTAAGAGAAAAGGGCGGCAACGCGGCGGGGTTTGACGGCTGACAGCACAACAAAACCCGCCGCCTGCCCGGGGTTAAGAGCGTTGCCAGTGGCTGATCAACTCCCCATGCAGGTAGACGTCGGTAAAACGCAAAACGTCTTGCGGCTCCGGCGGTTCCGGCAGCGGCGTGATATGCAACGTCTCCTCACGCTGTTCTACCAAGATCCGTTCGGTGAGCTGCAACTGAATGTCGAGCTGGCCGTGCGCTTCGTCGTGCAGGGCAAAAGTAAAATCGCCGTTGCGTTTTTCCACGTTAGCCAGCAGATCCGGCTGGTGGCTGCGCAACCATGCCAATAGGGTGACCATCACCAGCTCGCAGTCGGCCGCGCGATCGGCCAGCGTTAACTTCAACGAGTAGCGGTATTCAAATGACAACGATGGGCCTGGCGTGGCGACGACGCGGCCGTCCGTCAGTTTCATCGTCAGTTTTTCCGGCTGGGCCTGTAGGTCCGGTAACGCCTTGAATAAGGCGTCACGCAGCTGGTCGGGTTTTAACATCGTGTTCCTCCTGACACTGTTTAATCGCTTCTATCTGTAATGCGCACTGTATGAGCGCATGCTCAAGCTGGCGGATGTCGGCGCTGAGATCGCCGTTGGTGGCGAGGTGATTACCGGGAATGGGGCAACTGCTGACTTTCGGACAGCCAGCGTAGGTAATCTCCGGGCCTGGCGAAGGCGGGGCGCTGCTGCAGCCGGATAACATCATCAGGCAACCCAGTGCGATACCAGTCGCGCAGTTTCTTGTTTTCATTGAGTAACTCCTGTAATCGTTTTTCTCGCTGCAGCGTTAAATCCTGCGCGCTGCTCAGCGCCTGACGCAGCGCCAGTTCAGCGCGTTCACGCCGTTGGCGCTGTTGTTTCAGTTGGTTGATCTGGGCGTCGCGTGTCGTTAGCGTGGCCTGCGCCTCGCCAAGGCGTTGCTGTTGATGCGCCAGCGTTTGTTGCAGACGCTGGTTCTGCCACTGCGACGCCGCGAGCAGGGTCAATAGCAGCGCGCCAAGGCTGAGCAGCCAGCGATTCATGGCGACACCCCCTGCAAACACAGCGCACGCTCGGCCTGACGACGACGCTCCAGTCCTTTGCTCTTTACGCCGTTGACGTATACCCAGCGCGGCAGTTGATCGCAGGCTTGTTGCCAGCGACGTTGTTTAATGAAACCGGCCAACGTAGAGCGGCAGGCGGCGCCGACGCCGACGTTAAAGGCAAAAGCGCTGACCGCGTCGTAAACCGGCTGCGGCATATCCACACTCATACAGCGCGCGATGCCTTTTTCCACATTGCGTACGTCGTCCAGCAGGTTGGCTGCCGCCTGACGCTCGGTGATTGCCGTATTGGGTTTCACGCCCGCGGTATGGCCGATGCCGTTGGTCCAGACGTTGGCGCTGCACTGGTAGGGGGACAGTTGGCAACCTTCGAAGTCGGCGATCAGGCGCAGTCCCCGTTCGGAGGTATGCAGTTGGCCAAACTGCGGCAGAGTAGCGGCCAGCGCCAAAATGGCGACGGCGCTGCAGCGTTTAAGGAGTGGGTTCATCGTATTTCCCCCGTTTGAGAATTTTCTTTCTGAGCGATTTCAGTAACTGGTAGCTCTTATGGCGGTAGTACCAGTTCACCGCAAAGGTGCCTACGCCTACCGCAGCGCCGACCATCATGGCGATGTCTTCCGTCGAGTGACGGCCGAACCAGGCCAGGCAGGCGGCGATAAGGTAGGAAAGTGTTGAGGTGAATTTTTCCATCGTTTAGTCCCACAGTTTCACCGTTTCCCGCCTGGCGGCGGCGTTGAGTTCGGGCATTTCTACCGGGCAGCCGTGCGGCAGCAGCGCTCCGTATGCCGCCAGCCCGCGATTGGCGCGATAAACCTGTTCCACCACGTTTTCTGTGCTGCCGTAATAGCGCCAGCACATCGCGTCAATGGTGTCGCCTTGTTGTGCATAAATTTTCATCATTACCATCCTGCGATGCGGTTGTTGGTTGAGGACGCGGGGAGTGCGCCCGGTTAGCAGTAGTTTCCTGATGACGGCCTGCCGCCACAATGCAATAGGGTTGTGGTCGTTGTGGCACAACGGATCGGGATAAATCCCCGGAAGGCGGATAAAAAAATACCCGCCGGATGGCGGGTAAAAATCGGTATTAAGAAGCGGGGGGCGGTGCTAGCGGGAGTGTTGCTGGTCTGCCGGATAGTAGACGGCTTGGTAGTCGTGCTCGGGGAGTTCCTGAGCGGCCAGATCGGAAATCAGTGACAGTGCGATCAGGTATTCGGACGGACTGCACTGGGCTGCCTGTGATACATCGGCGATGAACTGGATGCGTGACAGTGTTAGTTGTTGTTTATCCGTAATTTCCACCGTGTTTGCCCTCGCTTAAATATACTGTGTATTTATACAGTATTAAGCAAAACGCTAAATGGGTCAATGGTTCTCGACGCCATTTATTGGTATGGCCGAGCGGCACAAACGGACAAGCCTGGCAGGATAACGTCGGCTCGGCCCGTAGAGGGCGGCGTTGTTTGCTGCTATGCCTTGTGCGTCTGGGAAGGGGGAAATGTCATAAGTTTTTTATTTTTCTCGCAAATTCAAGTTTTGTATTTTTCCCTTAATTATCATTGTGAAGTAGATGAATTACGTGATTTTTCAGTGCTGAACAATGTTTGTGGCAGGTATCGGCATTTGTATTTTCGGCGACTATATTGCATCATTTAACCATAGGTTAAATAGCAGGCGAGCCTGGCGTTAATAACGAATCCTATGTGCGTTAAGTCGAAAAGTGCGGCTTGCTTCTGCAAGTTTTAATGATGACCGGGGAAAATATGGCTGAAGATACTGTGAATGGGCGGGCTGCGGCGCATGGTAAGGCGTTGTATGAGCGCGTACTGGCGTCCGGCGGCAAGGGCGTGCTACGTAGGATTCTGGATGCCTATGGTTTCAGCTTGCAGAAGGAGCTGGGGGATTTACTGGGTATTTCATCCGGCACCATGAGCACCTGGGTGCGCCGTAATTACTTCCCGGGGGATATTGTGGTGACCTGCGCGCTGGATACCGGCGTTTCTCTGCAGTGGCTGGCTACCGGGCAGGGGGAAATGCGCGCGTCCGATCCGCAGGATATGGTACCGCCGGCATGTGCTGTACCGCTGTATCGACTGATTGCCGGCCAGCTGAAAGATGGCGGTGAATGGCTGGCCGATCAAACGTTGATTCCATCAACGGCCGAGCAGCCCGCATACGTGGACGGTGGGCGTGTAGCCTGGCTGGTGGATTTGTCGGTAACGAACATTGCCAACGGACGCTGGCTGCTCGATATCGACGGCAACCTGGACGTATATGATATTGCCCGTTTGCCGGGCAATCAGCTGCAGGTCAGCGGCAACGGGACAGATTTTCAGTGCAGTACCGATGCCGTAAAAGCGCTGGGTATGGTGTGGCTGACCTTGACGCCGCAGGCGTAAACGGCCCGTGTCGGGCCGCAGCATCCTCTTACAGCAGGGTCGTAACCAGCAGGTAGCCGGTTACGCAGGCGAATGAAACGCCAATCAGCCCCGGCAGGATAAAACTGTGGTTGATGATAAATTTCCCGATGCGCGTCGTTCCTGAGCGGTCGAAGCCGATACAGGCCAGATCGCTGGGGTAGGTCGGCAATACGAAGTAACCATAGGCCGCCGGGAAAAAAGCCAGCAGCATTTTCGGTTCGACGCCCAGCTGCAGCGCCATTGGCGCAACGGCGGTCAGCGCGGCGGCCTGGCTGTTAACCAGTTTCGATACCAGAAACAGCACAATGGCGTAAGTCCAGGGCTGGCTTTTAACCACGTCTTCAAGCAGCAGTTTTAAATCTCCCATATGCGCCTGGAAGAAGGTGTCGCTCATCCAGGCGACGCCGAATACCGAGAAAATGGCGACCATACCCGCTTTGAATACCGCGCCGTTGGCGATATCACCCGGCTTTACCTTACAGCCGATCAGCATGACGGCGCCGGCAATCAGCATCATCATTTGAATCACCAGGTTCATCGACAGCGGCTTCATCACGCCTTTGACGGCGAAGGCCGGACGCAGTTCAGAGAAGGCGCCGAGCAAGACCACGACGGCGATTGCGGCAAAAAAGATCAGGGTTGACGCATAGGCAGATTTGGCAAAACGCTGATCCAGCAGGGTTTCGCCGGCGCCGTAAATATAGGCGCGCTGCTCAGGATCGCTGATACGCGCCTGAAAATCGGCGTCGTGCTCCAGATCTTTACCGCGGCGCAGGCTCCAGAGCGCCGCGATCAGCACGCCAACCAAAGACGAGGGAATGGAAACCGCCAGGATTTCCACCAAGGAGTAGGCGCGGCCGATGCCGTGCCCGGCGGCGATAATCGATACCAGAGACACGACGGCGACGGAAACCGGCGAGGCGGTGATGGCCATTTGTGAGGCGACCGAGGCCACGGCCATCGGGCGTTCCGGGCGGATGCCTTTTTTCAGCGCGATATCGCCGATGATCGGGAACATGGTGTATACCACGTGGCCGGTACCGCACAGAAATGTCAGCATCCAGGTGGTGAACGGCGCGAGCAGCGTAATATGCTGAGGGTGCCGGCGCAGAAGACGTTCGGCATATTGCATCAATACGTTCAGTCCTCCGGCGGTTTGCAGTACCGAGGCACAGCCGATTACCGCCAGAATGGTCAGCATCACATCAATAGGCGGCTTGCCCGGCTGCAGCCCAAAGACAAAGCACAGCACAAAGATACCGACACCGCTGATTAATCCCAGCCCCATACCGCCATAGCGCGTGCCGACCAATAAACAAGCAATGATGATGCCGAATTCCAGAGTTATCAT